TTGTCGCCAGTAACTCCATATCGTCGTCAATTGAGGCGACGACATGAAGCCTGCTCATCTTTTGGATTTCCGTCAATCCATGCAGCTTCGCATTGTGCATCCCGACCTTCTCAGGAAGCCAGATGCAGAAACTATCAGGAGGCATAAGCGATCTTACCTCGCCCTTTCTCTCCTCTGAGAACTCTTGCCCCACAAACATCAATTTCCAGCCATGCAGGACGGACAAAGACTGCAAGCACGCTGACAACAGAGCCGGACGATTATCAACAGCGGCCAAGAGGATGAACTTATTCACATCACTCACTTAACCCACCTCTCAATCACATAGTTTCCCCATCTGATTAAGTTGTCGCCAGAGGGCCTTGATACGATAGCGCCGCCATTAACCCCCGTTAGCTTGTCTGTAATCGGCTCATAATCAGATGCGTAGTAAACCAGAGTGGCAACTCCACCCTTGTTAAGCATCTTGAGAACGCGATCCGCACCTCTGAAATACGAGGCTGTACCGAAAAGCGCCATGATCGTGTCAAAACCCTTTCCGTAATACTCCTCAAAAAAGCATGACCGGATACATGCAGCATACCTTGGATGCTTCCAAACCAATTGATCAATCATTCTCTTGCAAGGATCAATACCAACATAGTTTGATGGTTCGAGATCTTTTATCCATTCGATTGCTAACCCAGTGCCGCAACCAATATCTAATATACGCCCCTTCGGATTAACGATCCGAAACATCTCTCTGTTTTCATCTATGAACTGCTTTTGCCAGAACAGGTTATCATATTTCGGAGCGATCTTATCGTAAGGGGTCGAACGCTGAGGACGCGCCCTATTGATGAGAACCGTCTCCGAAACTGGTGCGCTCATCGTCCAATATCTATAACCGGAAAGATACAGATAATGATGATTATACCGCCCCCACTTCTCTTGCCGACCATGCTCCCTGATATAGGCAACTATATACTCAAACTCGTCATCATTGCCCCACCCATCTCTTAAGGTGTAATCATGGGGTATTCCCGCCATCGTCTTGGCGAACGTCCATCTCTTCGACTCTAACAGGTCGCAAACACTGTAAAAATTCATCACATACCCGCGAACTCAATATCCTCGCCACAGTGAGGACAAACCAGCTCGACAGTCTTGTTAACCTTCGGCGCAATCTTTTCGAGGCTTGAGGCGACATGCTCCACATCAGCATCAGTCACGTCTTGATACTCGGATACGGGAGACAGATTAGGCTGAAAGGACAGAGCCGCCGCTTGCTCATCATCCAAACCAGTCAGACTAAGATCGAACCCGATTTCCTCTAGCGCCTTGATCTCGCTAAAATAGATTGCCGTATCCCAACTGCTGTTTTCGGCAAGTCGGTTATCAGCGATCACATACGCCTGCTTTTGCTCCTCACTCCATCCGGTAGCGATGACACACGGAACCTGCTCAATCCCCATCTCGGTTGCAGCGTGTAGCCGACCATGACCAGCCAGAACCGTATCATCCTCATCAATGAGGATAGGAACCGTCCATCCCCACTGCCGGATGCTATTTTTGAGTTGCTCAATCTGACTTTCGGGATGCGTCCTCGGATTTCTCTCATAAGGATTTAGCGTCACTGTATCCCGCATCTCTATGCTCTTAGCCGACCATTCAGGCATTCGATAAACTCCTGTTTACCCCGATACTGTCAGGGAAATCGGGGCATAAGTCAATTATTTTGCACAAAATGCGCTTTTTCTTCATTTTAGGGGTTGCAAATACAAACTACCTATGGTTATATAATTTTATGGAAACGGGGTCGGCCCCATAGCAAACCGGAGAATACCATGACTTACACGAACCGCAGCTTTGGCATTGAAATTGAATTCGTAGGCGTCACAAAAGGCCGCGTAGCGGCTATGCTCAGAGCAAACGGCGTAGAGGCATTCGTCGAGGGTTATAACCACCAGACACGCAACCACTGGAAAATCGTAAGCGACTCAAGCCTGAACCATGCCAGCGGTCTGACAGGCGAGCTAGTAAGCCCAATCCTCACCGGAACACAAGGCGTTCGCCAGCTAGAGACAGTCTGCCGAGTTCTGAACGAACTCGAAGGCTGCACCGTGAACCGCACATGCGGTCTGCACGTTCACCTAGACTGCCGCAACATGACAGCTGTAGAAGTCGCTACCGTATTCGAGCGTTACGCAGAATATGAGTCTCAAATTGACCTCATTATGCCACGTAGCCGTCGGGGTCAGGCACGCTGGTGCCGGTCTCTCGAAGGCCGCAAGGGTACAATGAAAAACCGCGACACCAAGACCTCTATGGCACACGCAATGGGACGCTACTACAAAGTCAACATGACTAACATAGCAAGCCGTGGCGCTATTGAGTTCCGCCAACACAGCGGCACAACAGACTTCCGCAAAATCTCAAACTGGCTTCAGTTCCTTATGCAGTTCGTGGAACGCAGCATTGAAATCGCCAACAACGAAACTCAGGCACCAGTCCCAGCCATCAGACCTCGCAAGTCTATCGCTTATGACCACGCTCGCAGAATTGCCGCACACTTCGGCGTCGACTGCAAATGGCGCGGCCAATACTATGTATTCTCGAAGGACGGTCGCCAAGCGAAACTGACGCCGCAAGAAATGGACTTCTTCTATCAAACAGAGGCCCATGACTCAGTTAACGAAGAGCGCGTTGTGCTGTTCCTGAAGTCAATGGACTTCGTCACAGTGACAGCGAATGACGCTGGTCTTTTGGACGGTATAAGCACTAACGTCCAGAACTACTTCGCCGAACGGCAAGAAGAACTCAACTAGGGGCTTCGGCCCCAACCACCCCAACATCAGAAGAGGAAAAAAGATGTCTAAATTCAAACCATACCTTTACGGAGCCTACGGCTCAAACCTAAATCAATCTCAAATGGCGATCCGGTGTCCAGCCGCTCGCCCTGTGGCAACAACCAATCTCAGCGGCTATGCCCTGAAGTTTCGGCGCGTCGCCGACATAGAGCCACAAGCCGACTCAAGTGTGCCTCTCGGCCTGTGGGCGATTACAGACGCCTGTGAGCGTGCGCTGGATCGTTACGAGGGCTTCCCTCACCTGTACGGCAAACGGCGCCTGACGACGCCTTCTGGTCCCGTTATGGTATACGTCATGAACGACCAGTCGAATATTGCGCCGCCCTCAAACGGCTACCTTGAAACAATCAAGGATGGGTACACTGATTTCAGGGCAGACATTGACACTCTGATTTATGCGCTCAAACACAGCTACGCCCACGAGACTATCTAACCTGACGAAGGGAGACTTGGCGACTACGCTCTGTCTCCCACTTCGCTTCGGCCAGCCGCAAGATACGCTTCTTCGTCTCGGCCTGCACCGACGCCCGTTGGTGTGAAAGGTAACGCTCAGACCACTTCGGATCACCTCTGACCAGCGCCTCCGACAGGACGGCGCTTTTCTTCATCCCAATGTGCGCCGCCTTGGTGGCAGCCTCCCACGCCTTGAACGTCGCCTCCTCCTGCGCCGCATTCTCGGCAGCTCTCTGCCATTCATGGATAGCCCTTTCCCATACGTCCAGACAGTCCTCTAGCTCATCCCGCCTTCTCGGCATCGTCACTTCACTCATCTCTCATTTCCCCATCAGTTGCTTGATATCATCCAGACAATGTGCCGTTATCTCCGTCGCCGGATAACGCAGAACCCGCCAGCCGAGCATAACCGCGCTGTTATACTTCTCGCAATCCTTGATGTAGCCCGATCCTCTCGTGTGCCTGCCCTGCGTCCAGACACCACCCTCAACCTCAATGGCTATCGCGTGCATCGGGATTGCGAAATCAAACCGCCAGCGCCTCAAAGGATTGAACCTGTATTCTCGCTCATGCGCTATGCCTGCGCTCGCCAGTAACAAGGCCATCGCCCTCTCGCCGCTTATGCCTCTCGCCATCTTCTGCCCTCCAAAGGATCGTCTTCGTCTTGCGGCTCCTCAAACAGCCGCTTCTCATTGTTGAAGGCGAACGTCGCCTCCCCTATCTGACCATAGAGGCCCTGCTCGCGAATCTTACGAGTAATCACCTGAATAGTGCCGTTGTCAAAGTCCCTGTGAACCGTGACCACAGCGTCAGCTTGGTTATGCCAATGCGCGGCACCTGAGATGTCGTAGGCTGTCGGCGGCGCGTATCCTCCACCATCCTGCTTCGGCATCTTCGTCGGGTGAGCTACAACCCAAGTCGTCACGTCGTGCATCTTACTGAACCGCTTACACTTCGAGATGAAGTCCCGAATATGCTCGTCCTCACGGTAGCTGCCCTTTCGGCTTGCATCAACCTCGTTATACGGGTCAATGACAATCGCATTACATCCGAACTTCTGAATGGCCGCTTTCGCAATATCATGTATTCTGTCAATGTGCGGAGTATGCTCACGGGTCTCAATGAAGTAAAAATGCTTATGAACCCAGTTGATCGCGTGTTTCAGCTCGTCTTCCGACATCCGCCTATGTGAGCCAATGTCGAAAGGCTTGCCAGTAAACATGGATGCCAGCCTGCGAATGTGCATCTTTGTGGAATGCTCAGGACTGAAGAACGCGAACTTCCAGCCATGTCGAAGCGCCAGACGGATTAGGCACTGGTCCAGAAACGTCGACTTGCCGTGATTAGGAATACCAGTCCACACGTGGAACGTGCCTTTCATTATTTTGTAGATTCGGTCCAAAGATGGAAACCCTATCTCAATCGGCCTGTCGTAGTTTCCGTGGTACAGGTCCAGAACGTCATTCGCGTAACGACCTGCTGTGTACAGTCCGTCGACCGGATAAGGGATCGCATTTTCAATAATCGCTCGCAGCTTGTCGGGACCATGCTTCATAAGGACGTCGTTTGCGTCCTTGCAGTCTTCAGGCGGCTTAACATACCAGCATTTGTCTTTGCCGTAGCGATGCAGCAGCTCCTTCTTCAGGTTGTCACCAGCGCCGTCAGAATCGCAAAACAGAATGATCTTGGTTGCCTCCAGCGGATGCGTCTGAAGAACCTCGAACCGTTTGTCATTCTCCCTGAAATTGGCCTTTGCAGGGGCGCCATCTGGAAGCGTGGTCACCCAAGGAATGCCAGCCTCGTAAACTGCCAGCACGTCCATCTCACCCTCAACGACCAACACCTCCTTAGCCTTCGATACGCGGTCGTAATTGTATAGGCTCTTCTTGCCGCCCTTTGTTTGCCGGAATTGCTTGTCGACGGTTCGCATCTTGATGTTGTCGCATTCACCATCAATCCCGTTATATGGAAAATTGATCCACTTGTCGTCGTTCGTAAAAATGCTGAACGCCTCGTAAGTTGACCGACTGATCTTCCTGCCGTTGAAATACTGATCCAGAAATGTTGCAGGCGCCGCAGTATACTTCACCGGCTCCGGCTCCGGCCTCTTCGTTTTATTCATAGCACTCCCCATGCTTGTTACTCCACCGTGCCAGCCGCAATGATGGCACATAAATAAGATCGCCTCAGGCTCCACAGTCACCGACAAAGGATTGTCTTGGATATTGTGTTCCGGCTGGCATTGAGGGCATTTTGTTTTCTGTTGCCCCGATCTCAACCTCGCTGATGGTATTTTGTATTTCTCTTCTAACTCAACCCGCAAGCTCATTCATACATCCCCTTCTGTTTTTACGGCCCCCACTGTTTATATTTTGTATATCTTTAGTATAGTCGGAAGCCTGCTTCCTACCTCGGCGGAAGCCCACTTCCACCCCCTCCGGAAGCTCACTTCCGCACCTCAGGACATACCTATTTGAAGTGCCGGATCGTTTTCTAACCTGTATAAGTCCAGACGCCTCTAAATCGCGCAAGTGTGTTCTGACCTGTCGATCAGACACGCCAGCGACTTCGGCAATGTGTTTCTCTGAGGGATAGCATGAATGTTGCTTGTCGGCATAATTGGCCAACAGGAACAATATCAGCTTTGCGGTCGGCGTTCGGCATTTCTGCTTAACACACCATTTCAGGGCTTTTATACTCATTCGCCCGAAATGGGCATACTTTGATTAATCGCGCAAGTAGTAAAAATCGTTCGGCTCCACAATCCCGTGGGTAAGCCTGTGAATGAGCCTCATTTCGTCAGGCCGTGGGATGCGTGCGCCGCTGCACCATTTTGAAACCGCGTGACGTGAAAATGTAGCCCCGTTCTCCCGCGAATACTGCACGAAGGATTCATGCGTGTACCCGTTTTCCTTAATCCATATACCAAGTCTCAAGTAGCGTCTCCTTTTGCTCTCAAGGTTCTATCCTAATACCACTTGCGCCGCAACCCAAATTGTGCAATATTACCTGAAGAAGAGGAGCATTAAGCATGACAACATATTATCAGCATAGCGGGCAGGGCGAATGGGCACGGTATTTTTACGATCCGTCAATTCGTCTATGGACCGTCTACCAAGTGACCTCACCGAACAATGAAGCCGACCAGATCGGAGATGCTGACTACTGCATCAGGGCAAACCTGAAAAGCACCATTGAGAGCGTTCTAAGGTCAAACCGATGAACGATCCGTTTGAGCATCATGACGTAGGGCACCTGAGCGCAAGCTCAATCAATGAGTATATCCAGAACCCAGCACGTTGGCTGCTGCACGTCTCAGGATTTAGGGACCGTGCAGGCGTTCCGGCGATGTGGCGCGGAACGGCAGTAGACAAAGCGATAACTGCCGCGCTCCTTGAAGGGTTGTCTGACGACGAAGCCCTAGCAATGGCGAATAAGTCGTTTGCTGACGAGCAAGAGGAGGCCCTAAGAGAGAATCAGCCGGTGAGCGTGAAAAAGTCCGAGGCTGAGGGCGAGGCGGTTGAGAGATACCTGCGGATTGCACTTCCGCACTATAGGTCTTTAGGCACCCCGCTGGACAGCCAGAAAAAGATCAAGATGGAATTCGACTTTATGTCCATTCCGATAATTGGTTACTTAGACCTGAAATACGAGGGCATTGTTCGAGACATAAAAACTGTCAGTCGCTTGCCTTCGGTAGTGCCGACAACAGTCAGCCGTCAGTTGGCGATCTATGCCACTGCCGAACAATCCTTACCCTTGGTCGACTACGTCCACAGCACCAAGAAATCAGCTCAGGTCGTTGTTATGGGTGTGCCTGACGTCGAGGGTCACATGAGAACCGTTGAACGCGCCGCAATGGGTATGCAGCGCCTCCTTGGCCTGTCCAAGGATATCAAAGAGATTGCCAGATTCGTAATGCCGAACTTCGACGACTGGCGGTGGAGTGAATCAGAGAAGATAGCAGCAAAGGAACTATGGAACCTATGAGTGAGTTGATTAAACATCTATTGGTCGCGCAGACTTGCATGAATCACGCGGCAGCGACAGCCAAGAACCCGCACTTCAAATCGAAGTATGTGCCGTTCGAGGAGTTGATGGATTACGTGAAGCCGATCCTCAACGATCATGGAATATACATTCAGCAGGTTTCGCATGAAACGGAAATAGGCGCCTGCGTCGAAACTGTCTTTCACGGACATGGCGAGAGCATAAGCACGGGTCCGGTTACAATCCGAGCCGACAAGTCAACGGCTCAAGGTTATGGTTCTGCGTTAACCTATGCGCGGCGATACAGCCTGAGTATGGCGACCGGCGTTGGCGCAGACAAGGATGATGACGCAAACGCAGCGACAACAGCGAGCCAGCAACGAGTAACCAAGCCTGCAAAGGTGCCAGCGAACGCAGAAGGTAAGTTTTGCCTCAAAAAGGGCGATGCAGTAATCGTTAGGCATGAGCATCCCGACGAGTTCCTGTCAGCCTGTCGGGCGCACCTTCGCGAGCCGTCTGATGATGGCTGTCTGTCGATATACCACAGTAGCAAGTCCGACATCCAGAGGGCCGCGTCCGAGGCTTGCCCCGAAACCAAAGGATCACTTGAAAAACTAATTAGCATCTATGAAGGGAGCGCATGATGAGCAGAATAGGAAGACTAGATGATTACGTCTTCAACTTGATGACGAATATGGAGAAATGGACCTTCTGGTCACTTCAATCCGCGATAAAAGAGAAGCATGGTCGGTTCTTTGGGGAGCCGACGATTTCGCAGGCGATCCGCAATATACGAAAGGACTATATGCGCGAAAGGCATAATCTGCCCTACGACATTGAAGTTGTTCTGCGAGAAAAACTGGAAAGCGGCAATGGTTGCAGCTACCAATTAGCCCCTGAAATCTTGAAACATTGGGAAAAAACGAATGGCATATGAATCAAAGCCTCTTGAAGGCAATCTATTTTCAGAAAACGACGCGCAAGTTGTTTGCAAAGGCAAAATCAATATCGGCGGAAAGGATGAGTACGTTGCCCTCGTCAGGAGCCGCAACAAGAGCGGGGATGACGTTTACGAACTGATGACATCGCTTGGTCGGATATACAAAAACGAAAACAAGCCAAACCCTAAAGGCCCCGATATGGGCGGAAAGATTACTGTGAACGGGGTGCAATATAGGTTTGCATCTTGGCAGAACACATCACAGAATGGCTCAGATTATCATAGTGCAAAGCTGACTATCAATGAGCAGGAAAGCCCGTTTTAAGTCAAAGCCGATGCTTGCATGGGTCCACTCGTTCGATTGCTGTATAGGCGTCGGGTGCAGTGGGCCTATTCAGGCTCACCATCTGTTGCGACCGTGGATTGGAACACGCGGCATGGCTATGAAGGCCGATGACAGAAACCTTGTGCCGCTTTGTATGCACCATCACCACGAACTGCACTTCATCTTCGGATCTGAAGAGAAGTTCTTTGAGCATCACAAAGGCTCGCCATCATACGGCAGAGAACTAGCCGAGATGCTGTGGATTGAAGCGATCCACACAGGAGTAATCCAAGAGCATGAGATTCCCGAACAATAATTAATTTTCACATTTCGTGCTTTTTTGTGTTGACGTCACATCCTCAATGGTTGTATAAGTAAACTCATGGAAACGGGGACCACCCCACAGAGACAAGGAAATCAGTATTATGACTAAGACAGTTGGAAAAAGCGCATTTGTTGTGACAGTCTTCAGAACAAGCAGCAGCGACGTTATGAGCGCATTGGCGGTCAGCCCAAAAAACTGGAAGCCAGAGTTTATGTCAGAGTTCAATCCTGTTGACGACACCGATGCAGAGGCCGGAGACGTTGTCAAAGTAAAAGGCTCGCAATCTACTGATTTCTTCGTTTGCGGTAGTGGCGACGAAGTTGTGCCATTGACTGCGGCCTTTGAAGTGAAGCCGACGGTAAGAAAGCGGGTTTAAAAATCGGGGGGCGACTAATGCGGGAGCCGCCCCCCAGAAGGAGAGCGCGGGGGAGGTATTGCGCTCATCCAAGGGAGAGTGTTGCCAGAAGAGGAGCAACATCCCCACAATACCACTTTAATAGCAGAACACAATAGACGTCATGGACGTCATGGACAAACAGAGAAGGAAGAGATCAGATGACATTTGAGCAATGGGAAGATGAGCAAAATGAAAACGAGCGACTGTGGCAGGATTGGGATGCAGCACATATGCCAAAGATTGCGGAGATAGGGATGACCTTCGCTCTTCTGGTGGTCAATCCAAACATGAACCTAAGCATTGATGCGGCAGAGATCGCGATGGAAGCACTGATTGAGGAGATGGACTGGAATTGCCCGAACAACACACTGGATAGCGACTCAACCTACAGACAGGCTGTTGATAGAGTTAATGATCACTTCCTTCATAACATCAGGGAGTTGAAGAATCGCGGCGCCGGATCGCCAGACACCGGATGGTGGGGAAAAGAACTTCGATAGAAAAAAAAATTGCATAAAGTGTATTTTTGGGGTTGCAAGTACAAACAAGGTATGTATATATAATCAGACACAACGGGGCAGCCCCCCACAGCAAAAAGGAAGAGTAAAATGCAAGCCGGAACAAACGTAGCGAACGTAATCTACGACCAAATGAAAGCAGGTCACGGAATGGACGGGGCAGCAGGCCAAGTCTGCATGATGACATGGGCGTCAAAAGACTTCGTTGCACACAATGTCGAAAGCGAAAAAGACCAAGGCCATCTGACCTTCAAGGTGAGCGGCGCGAAGTTCAAAGGCACCGTTAAGGTTCGCCTGATGTGGAACGACACTTACACGGTCGAACTGTGGAGAGTTCGGGCAGGTAACGTCAAAATGCTCAATAGCGTCGAGGACGTCTACTTTGACGAACTGACAGGCACGATTGATCACCTCGTAGAAGCCGACTAGGAGACAACATGAGAGACACAGAACCAAGTCGCGATAGGGCCGGTGTATTCCGGCCCAGCAAGCGCCCCACGCTAGAGCAGGCTCAAGCCTGCGTCGGTGGATATGTTCAACTCTTGTACCTGACCGAGAGTAAGCAGATGCTAATAAACGAGGAGGGTTCAGAGAATGCGGCACTCCTGCCAAATCCGGTCGCGACAGAACTTGCCCGATCAAGTGGGTACCTTGTGTCACGAGCGGGGATACGGGGAAATGTAATGGTGCTGGAAGGTGCCGCACAATGGATAGACTGATGAAGAGAGAAGCGATGCGCCACCTTGAGGAGAAAACAGAGGCTTTCATAATCGAAACCATGAAGTCGACCTACGCTGAAGCCCTGCGGGTTTATTCGTGGGATTACGACAAAGCAGATAGAGCCATGAAGGAGATGTATGGCGAGCGACGATGGAACCGCAACCGAGAAGAAGTCTGGCAATGGCTGGACATATCAACAGGAGAACTAAGCAATGAATGTAGGAGATAGGAGTATTCGTCGAGATGTCGTCGAGTACCTCAGGAGATTGAGTAACCGACACGGATTGAACCTTGAGACGATGCCAATATTCGAAGTCTACTCGGTTATATCAAATGATGAAGCAGGCAAGCTCAATGATATGCTCTATGGAAACACAGAACAGGATGAGACAAATGACGGGTGAAGAATTACGCAAACTGAGAACCGATGCCGGACTAACGCAAGCAGAACTAGCACGGCAGCTAGGATACACAGTGAAGGGAGAGCCGAACAAGAGTCAGATATCTCGCTTCGAGTGCGGCTATGTGAAGATCAATCAGCGGATCGCGGCGGCGATACAGCACGTTTTGACCAATGCGTAAGTTTTTTTCAAAAAAGTGCATTTTAGGGGTTGCAAGTGTAATCTAGGTATGTTTATATAATCCTATGGAAACGGGGACTACCCCACAGAAACAAAGGATTACCAAATGACTAATAGATTGCTTGAATGGAAAGTCGAACAGTTTGAGATTTGGCAAGATACCGACGGGAAGTTTTATGCTGTCGATGATCTTCGGGAGAGCGAGCGGCACATTTCAAAAGAGTTTGCGCTTGACGCAATGAGCAGCGATGATGATCATTTTATTGATTGCCTCTGCCTTTTGACTTTCCACTAAACACGCACCCCTCCCTAAACTGGCCCGCCTCCGAAAGGACGGCGGGTTATTCTTGGCATCAACTGCCAACAAATATAAGATAGCTCTCTCCCTGATGCTTCAGGGCCATCAATCCTCTAGGTACAGCTCCAGAGCCTCGTCAATACCGAATGGCGTAATCCTTTTGAGCCATACGCTGATCGCTGATGACGTCACACCCTCCATCCGCGCAAGGTCACTGATGGACATTCCATCCCTGATTCGCTTCAGACGCTCCCTTATTCGCTCAGGGGTTAGACTGTTGCGCTTGTTGTTGTCGGCGATCTGCTCCGCAAGATTAGGCCAACGCTTCGCTACAGCCTTGAATGCCGCCACATTTGAAACACCCCAAGCCTCGCCGATCTCCCGATATCCCCCGCCACTTGAAACAATCTGCATCGCCTTCCTCTTCCGAAGATACCACTCCGCATCTGATTTTCGATTCATAAACTACTTTTCTCTGGAACGTCGAAGCTCCGATATGTACTTAATATTGAGACCAGCCAGAGTGCAAAGTCTATTCTTCTCATCCAGCCCCTTAGGCGTCAGAGAAACGGAACCGCTGTAGAGGCGCGAAATAAGCCCCTCAGAGGCCGCTAGAGAAAAATAAGGTTCTGGCACCTCTTCACCAGCCATTGCCGCTAGTAGCGTCGCTAGGCGGCTTGACTGGCGCTTACTCAGGGCCATTAGCCCTGATACTCTCCGGTGCGGATCATATCGGTTACTTCTATGGCTCTTTTGCCTACCTGCTTACTCCACCGTGAATCAAGGAACTCGTCGGCTGCTTCGGCAAATCTGGATGCTTCCATGTGAGCCAAGGACTTCTTGAACTTGCTCAGTCGGCTTATCCCCAGATTAAAGCAAAGGTTAACCATTGCATCCTGCCGGACAATGTTCAAATCCTTGAACCATGGAAAGCGGTCATTCAGTTCCTCAGTGCATCGCTTGATGTCATTCAGGAGAAGGTAATCAATCTCCTCGTCGGACAGACCCATGCCGACACCCTCTCGGATGCAGCGACCAACGCCGATTGTCTCATAACCCAGATGATCCTTGTAGACGTACTGACGAACGCCCTCATGACGCCGGAGCGTTTCAATAAGCTGCTTCATGCCTAATCCTGTTTCTGGCTGCTGCCGAAGTAAAAGCTAACGATAGAACTGACCATGCCACCGAGATAGCCCAGAACCAGATTTATTACAGCGTCGGAGTTCTGGTCGGGTGGCTGGATTGTTACGAGGAAAGTATATCCCACAAACGCCGCAATTGCGCCCAGAGCAATCGCCCTAGCTGTCCAATCTTTATTGAAATGCTTTCTAGCGTTTTGCAGATCCAGTGTTTCAAGTTCGTAAACATCAACGTCTAGCTCCTTCATCTTTGCTTCGAATTCTAGCTCAGCCCGCTTGATTTCGGCAAGCTGCTCAGGCGTTGCCTTAGTCAATGCCCGCTCAATCGCTTTAGGTTCTGGCGCAACACCCAGCGCCTCAGCGACCGATTGCGCCGCTGCTCCGGCTAATGGACCACCTAGTGCGGATGCTACTGTCGGGGCGAGACCACCGATCAGACCTTTGATCTTTGAAAACTTCATAACGCCTCCTGTTGGAATGTTAGATTAACCGTATCACAAAAACCGCGCCCGTGAAAACCATAGCCCTTTTCAGCTTGGTTAGGTCTTTGCCTTCCTGCCAATCTTCTATGATCTGAATGACGGATAGGCCGCTAGAAGTCGGCTCCTGCTTTACCTCCGCGCCCTCCTTGTCCTTACCTAAAGCCGCCGCAGCCAGTGTCATTGCTGCGATCCCTGCTGCTATATACTGAATCTTCATGTAAATTCCTCGCTCTAAATCTTCTGAATAAGCAACCTAGATTGATTAGCGTTAAGGATTGATGTCCCAGAAACACCATCTCTGAACGCTCTAATATCCAAGATGTCGTTAGCCGAACAGCTAATGAAATCTTCAATGTATGCGGTCGCGTCATTCACATCACCCTGCCCGCGAACGTAACTTCCTCGGCCCCTGCCGGATTCACCTGTCCCGTTCTTAAAGATCTGAAGCTGTAAGCTCAGTCTTTGTTCCGTGCTGTTTCTAGTGAATGTCACCTGTCCATATATACGATATACCCCAGCGACAGGCACAGTAATCCGCCCATCAGTTTCACTGAAAGACCCCTGATTCAATAACTCAGAGTTAAAGTCGACAACCGTTGGCGTATAACCGGCGTTATGGTTTGTTGTCGTATCAGTTGATGTCGCTGAGTAGTAGTAAGACGCTGCTGTAGTCTGTGTTGTACCATCAGGAAACTTGACCCCGCCCGTGGTGGATTCAATAACGCCCGCTACGGTCAGAGGCGAGGCGGGCGAAGTTGTGCCAATCCCAAGATTGCCCGCCGAGTTGAGCCGCATTGCCTCCGTTGCGTCGACTTGCCAAGCTACAGAGTTTCCGGTCTGCCATGTAAACGGCTCAGAACCGCTATCAGTGTCAGGCGTCTTCAGTCTTAGGCTTCTATTATTGTTTGTCCCTAAGTCTGCTTGAAATTGAACTATATAAGTTCCTGTGGCGGTCTCGGTAACGTGAAGTTTTGATGTAGGATCAGCCTCATTAATGCCTAGCTCGCCGTCTTCATTCAGCCTCAAAGCCTCGTTACTGACGTTATTGTAAATAGTCAGAGGCGAGCCAGCTGCACCCTTTGAAACCTCCAGTTTCAATTCGCCCTTGTCACTAGCGAAGTTCCTGCTTTTTGTCAGAACAGCCGATCTTGCAGAATCGCCCGTATGACCCAGCCTGATAGACTTACTCGCCCCAGAGTCCGTGTTGTCATCGGTTGCAACCGAAAGCGCATCAGTCGGGTTATCATTGCCCAAGGCGAGATTTCCGTTCGCGGCGATTCTGAATGCGTGATTAGGCGCTCCGTTTTCAAGGAAGAACACCGTCGCGGCGGAGCCCGCAGCCCTATAAATGGTGAAGCTGTCATTACTTGCGTTTACCCCGAAAGAGTATTTCTGCGTGCCGCTCACCTCAAACCGAAGGCGAGTGTTACCTCCGGCTGTGTTATTCATGACAAATGCGGTATTGCTCGTCGTCTGAAGGTTAAAGAAGCCGTTTGCTCGGATACTACCGTTGACGTGCAACGGAACAAACGGCGACGCTGTGCCAATCCCCACCTTTCCATCAGGCGTGATCCTCATTGCTTCGGTGTTGCCATTACCGAACATAATTGTATCTGCGTTGTTGTCGCTGAAGTGACCGAACTGGATGAAACCCATGTTGTCCGTGTCTACCGTTCTTTGCAGCCTCCATGCCGCATCCGTCCAGTCAGCCGTCCCGTCATCTGTGCGCCTGTGAGTAACTCTGAACTTGTCGACATTGGTTGATGCAAGGCCCTGCAATCCAATATAACTGACCTCATCTCCCGTTGTCGTTCCAAGCGTTCCGCCGTCAATCGTCAAATCTCCCAATGATGGCGACGTCGTACCGATACCCACTTTTTGATCTGTGTTGTGAATCGTAAACCAACGGGTGCCGTTTTTCATACCGGCAAATTGGGTTATCTGATTTCCTGATCTCTCGAATTCAAAAAGGCTGCCGCCTCCTTGATCCGCGTCAGTGAGAGCCTGAAACCTTAGCAGGTTCGCCGTTGAAGTAGCTATATTCCACTGCTTCGCATCGGTGGCCGCGTTCGTGTCCTCAAGTCGAATAACAGGCGCTCCAGAAGAGATGTGGAGACTAGTTTCCGGCGACGTTGTCCCGATCCCAAGATTGCCGACAGTATGGAGTTGACCCTCAGACTTCACAGCGCCATCGCGTATCAAAAGCCCGTTTCCAGACGTTCGACCCTGAAGTTTGAAGCTCTCCGTGCCGTCTCCCGACACGTCGGTAAACATGATGAATTCCCAGTCGGTATTCGTCCGGTTGGCCATCTTCCATGATACACGTTTACTGCCGGTTGAAGCGGTATTGTAAAAGCGCATGGTCTGCTCACCATCCCCTTGGATGATGAAATTAGGATCTGTGCCGCCAGCATTCGCAACTGTTAATACACCAGCTACCTCTAGCTTCGAAGACGGATCGACAACACCGATACCGACGTCACCTTTGAAGTAGGCGAAGTCGTCATCAATGTCGTAATAGAATAGCTGCGTTCCATTAAAAGATTCCTCAATGCCGATAGTGTTTGGCGTGGTGCGATGAATAATCTGAGGAGTTCCAGATCTGCTGCCATTCTCTCTAAATTGAATAGCCTGTGGTCCGACCCCATCAATGATAATAGTCGGCGCTCCGGCGGTATTAACAGTTAGATTATCACCATCCCACGTCAGCTCTGACTCGCCCTCAATGGTGGTCGCGTTTGTCCAGACAGCCAACTGATTGTTTGCAGGCGTTCCAGTGCTTGAGACGTTCCCGCCACCAGTAGAGGCTGTCGTCTGCGTGGTGCCGTCAGGAAACTTGAANCCACCTGTCGTTGACTCAATCAAGCCGCCAGCCGTAACCGTCGTCGGTGTTATATTGCCCAGCCCTAATGTGAAGTTGGCAGGACCAGCGAGAACCGAGGCTGTTCCCGTGATCCCGTTGTTAGCCGTGATTGAAACTGAAGTAATATCAGCTTCACCAACAAACTGGCTCGCCGCGTCGCCAATGATGAAGCCGCCACCTACCGTCAAATCCTTAACCGTAAGCGTTCTCGGAGATGTTGACGTCACTAGGTTTGTGGTGTCGTAGCTTGTGTCTGTCGTGCTGATTGCCGCCTTGACGTAATAGGTGCCCGCCGCGACCGCCTGACCATTAGCCGCCAATCGCGACCCTTCCAGCGTTATAAATCCACTACTATCAACCGCTCCCTGATTTTTCTTTACTGAAGCTGACGCAATGTATCCAAAACCATCCGGCGTGCCAGAAACCTCGCCAAAGATACTACTCGCTTCACATTCATATTCAGTGCTGCTCGGTGATCCATCTGTTGACTTCGTAAAGGTTCCTGAGGCCGCAAATAGTCCATCTCCTGCTGCAACATCAAAATCAGGATCAGTAGAAATCCTAATCAATATTGAGAAATTATCAGGAAGCTCAGAAATAGCGTTATTCTCAGCAACACTTTGAGAAGCGTTTGAGGCGGAACCGCTGAAGTTGACGTTAAACACACATCCGAACGTAACGTCTGACCCGCCGGTCTCCTCGAAAGTCACCTTAAGCTTGCCGTCATCACCAACAACAGCATCATCATATTCAGTTACCTTGCCGCCAATCTGACTTGCAATCTGAGAAATCGCTAGGTTAGTCAGACCTGTTTGAGCGTTAAAGTAAGCGTTCCCGTTCGTGTCCGTCAGGACCAGATTACGTGCAAACACTTCCCCGTCAGATCGAACAATAAATGGCGTTGTGGCGGTCACATTTTCGGACCCAGCCCAGAACCTCGCCGTACCAGCCGAAGACATAACAGCCCTCGTCGAACCTGACCCGACGACGATCTGGTTAGATTGAATATTGCCGTCAATGATTAGCGTCGGATCAGAAACCGTTCCGTCAAACTGTAACTTATCCTGAATGCTGAACTTGCCGTTGCTGCCCAAAAAGAAATCTGTGTTTGCGTTTGCAAATGTTCCGGTTCCTTGGTGGATTGAGTCCCCGTCTATGGTTATAGACCCGCCACCCACAGAACCAGCCGTTATAGCCCCCAAGTCGGCACTGATCGCAGAAAGTTGGCTGACGTCTATGCGAGCCGCCCCAATGGTTCCCGCTGTTATGTTATCAGCGTTAATATTCGTTACAGTAATAGTTGAGGCGTCAATCGTGCCCGCCGTAATGACACTTGCGTTAAGGTTCTCAACGTCCGTAGTCGTGGCCCTTTTGAATTGCCCCGTTACTTGGCTAGTGTACGAACTGGCGCTGCCGTATACGTTGACCGACCTGATCTTGAAGTAATAGTTGGTATCGTATGAAAGCCCCTGCGCGATTCCGAGATTAACTAGCTTGGCCTTCGCAGGCTCGCCGTAATAGGTATTCAGAAGCGTCCCACTGCTCGGAGTGAAGCCGCTACTTGTCGAGTAATGAACCTCTACAGCCCTGAAGTTCTCATTTGTCGGATTAGTCCAAGCCAGAGACACAAAGTAAGGCTTGTCCGTTGTCGCGCTGACACTTGAAGGTGCCGAGATAGTGTCCGGCTCGGCTATGGTGATAGACGAGAAGCTCACGAATGAGCCGAATACGTTATCCCATGAGTAGTGCCGCGCTCTGACGTCATAGGTCTTGCCGACCTGCACATTTGGAATGGCAATCTCTGTCGAACCACGCCCAGCACTGGTCACAGTGTCATATGTCGAGGCGCCGCTCTCCTTGTACTGAATCTCCGTTCCCTGAAGCGCCGTCTCTACAGCATTGGTCCAAGGCACTATAATATCAATTTTAGCTGTCGGACCCTCAGTCCTCGTCCTCTGCGTGAGAGAGCCAGCCGTCGGTGATCCGACCGACAGATCGCCACCCTCAGGAGCCGATGCAGGCGTTTGTGGTGTCTCGTACTCATTCGAAGCGTAACTGTAGACCGAGGCTGAAACCTCTTGAAGAGTTAATCGTGTTGCCGCGAATATCGCGCCGTCGTTCTCTCCGAACTCCATGGTCACGCTCAGAACCTCGAAGATCTTATCCTCGAAACCAAATCGCTCATTGTTAACTTGCACCCAGTCGGCGGGCTGTAACTTCATGAAATCCAGCGTGGTTAAGACAGACAGCGTGGCCGCCTCTCTTTGCCGCAATAACTGGATCTTCTGTATGCGCTGCGCCATGGTGTGCGTCACGGTAAACGGTAACTGCGTCTCCATGACCTTCTTATAGTTGGCGGTCGCCTCCCCGCTTGGCGTGTCCTCGTTCAAGAACGTCGTATTCAGAAGAACCGGCGCCTCTGTGCCGATATAATTTTCTGTGCTGTCAACGAATATAGCCTTAACACCGTTATACAGATCGCCGTTTCCGGTCTTGGTGCTGAGTTGCTGCGCCTGCAACACGTCCGAGTCATTGATTGTTAGGGTTGGCGTTTGTGAGGCACCTACAAACAGATTGAACTTGCCGCTCGTATACGTCAGCTTGCCCGCACATGACGACAGGAAGCCCTCCAGAATGCCGTCACCGCGACCTGAAGCATTGATAAACCCGTTGAGAGTGTAGCGGTCTTCGGTGCTGCTTCCGTCGGCCAGAGTCACCTGCTGTTCGCAAGTGTTGGCCGCCGCTGCGAAACCTCCCGCCCCTGTCGTGTCATTGACCTCATCATCAACAGCCTTCAAGCCGTAAACTGTATCCTTCAGGTAATCCCGAATGATAAGCGCGGGGTTGTCCGACCATGCAGTCGAAGATGTGCGCGGATCGTAAACCTTCTTCCCCTTAACAAGGAAATGGATCGCCGGAATGTTCGGCATTTTCTCAGGATCGTAGATGATCTCCATGTAGACATAAGCGATGCCCTGAAACTTAGCCGTTGATGGGTAGCGCGAACTTAGGTTCTGAGCCGCCAAAGGATCAACAACAGTCTGAGACCCGTCGTTGAAGGAGAACTGAACAAGCGTTCCGTTTGAGTCTATCTCATGCTCGTTGTCCGTGTTCTTGAACTCAGCGTTTGTCACTTTGAAATAGGTCTTACCGCCCACCGTCGCTGTAGACGTTGTGAGCAAGGTGTCATTGAAATAGACCCCCTCTAGGGATTCAACCTCATGGCCCGCCAGAGCGATAGCCAGATGCAGCTTGTTGTTCTTGGTGCCGCTCGTCGACATTTTGAGTATGGTCCCGCCGACTCTAGCCTTTCCATAGATTATGTTGCGCGGAACCTGCGCCCCCTTGCCAGCTAGTTTCGTGCCGAAATTTTGACTTGTCGCTTCAATACCCCGAGACGTCATCATAGCGACGCCGCCTGTTATCAAGGAGCCCGCAAAAGCGGCAACCGCGTATTGAGCGGCTATGCTTAGACCGCCGAGCGTGCTTGTTGACGCGAATAGAGCCGTCGCGTTTAATCCGACCAGTGGACCCAGCGTGATAACAACGAAAGCTGTTGCAGCGGCGATCAATGCGCCTTTGATAACCTTACTCATGGAATCCTAAAAACCCTCTGTGACAGCCCTTTAGGCTTGTAAGTGTACCCACCGTCTGATGGACACAAAATAGCGAAACCGTCGCATATGCCAGCGGCTTGCTTGCCGAACTCCTTGACAACAACAACATCGCCTTTGCGAGCGTCGCCTTTGTCAGCCTTCTCCAGTCCCGCTGCGATTGCAGCCCTTTGAACCGACATCCCAAGCGTTTTACCATAACCAGAAATCGCTTTCAGTGCGCTTTCCTCGTCATGCCAAGCGAGGCTGTCAGGTATCAAATCCTGCCCTGTTATAGCCCGAACTGCGTGATTAGTAAATTTGCAGCAATCCCAGTCGCCCCAAGAGAAAGGCCGCGTCCTGTTCCTCATAAGGAATAGGTGAAAGCGATCTTCCCAGTCAGGCAGCTTCTTCATCGCTCTATAAGGGGTGCATCCAAGTTCGGCAGGCTTCCGCTGCCACCACCACCGCCGCTATTCGAAGCCCGCCCCCACATTAACTGCATGTCTTGGATCTTTGAGACCTCATCCAGAGACGTGTCGTTCGGGTATAGGTGGTTCTGGCTCTCTTTAGTGTAGCGAATGTTCGAAGGTCGGCGTAAGTCAACCAGTCTGTTTTCAGTCTGAACGCTAATAGTGGCGCCCTCTTGCGGGCTGTCGGCAATGTCTATCTGGATCATGCGACCGCTATAGATGTCCATTACGCCTACAGCGTGATCTGTTCCTGCGCTCAAGAATGCCATTTTCAGAGTGGCCGGTCTGTTCTGATAGTTCTCTGTCAAAGCGTAGCCTAACACCTCGGCGTTCATTCCGCTCAGAGAGAACGTCACACCTGAACTCTTCAGGTCCATTGCATCCTCAATGTCCGAAATGGAAAGAAGCGTTCCGGCGCCCTCGTAATCCTCACCGCCTATACTCAGAGTACCTCCGCCACTGTGTAGCCGGATGGTCTCAGTGTCGAACTCTAGCTTGAGAGCAAACACAAGCTGCTGGTTCTCGTCTGTTAGGCGCTCCGCCGCCTGAGCATCAATCCCCGTTCTTGTAGCCATCAGATGACCTCCATGAACTCAAAAGTGAACCCGAAGTTAGATACAGCATTTGTATCCCACTGAACCTCGTTAGTCGTAAGCCTGAATCTTGACTTGTTATACAGAGAGGAAAACCCGACCGCGTTGGATCCGAGATTGGCTCGAAGTTTTGGCTGTATAGGTACAGAGTAATGATCCGGTCCAGACTCAACCGAGAAAACAGCATCAGCCGTCGCCATAACAAGCTGAACAGGACTTCCGTTTGCGGGCGCTCCTGAGTCGTATATTCCCAGATAGTCACCCTTCTTGATCGTTCCAGTCCCAGAGTCACCTGAAGCCCTCAAGCTCAAGGCTGTGCTTCCTTTGACGTTCTGGCGAACCTGACATGATGCCGTGCTTGATTCAGTTGTCAGGCTGTGATCGACAACAACAACGGTATCACTTGTCTTCGTGGTGATTTTGAATGTGCCGTTATTCTCCTCCTTGAGCGCACCGCTCACCGTGAAGAAGTCCCCGACCACTAGCCCGTCAAATATAGCCGTTCCTGCCGTTATAGTGCTACCTGAAAAACTGAGCGTGACGCTCGTTACTTGAGAGCCTGAGTCAATCCTCGTCTCACCTCTAAGATAACCGCCGTTGAATGTGCCTTGAGGCGTCTTCGCGTCAGGATCACCGAAGATGAAATTATTTTTCATTCCTTCCAGATCAAGAAAGAAAGATTGCCACTCTACAGCGTCAGATCGCTTCATGGGTGGCAGTGTTGCTCTGCCGGTCCAGTAAACCGCGTCATACTCCTGCGTTCTCTGCGCCCCGCTAAATGGCGAGCCAGACATGGCAACAGCTCTATAGAGCGTGAACGTGCTATTCGTGAAACCAACATTCGTTGGAATTGAAATGGTCTTAGGCACCTAATAACCCCTTCCTGTAATTGCCGCCGCGTCGGGTGGCCTCAAGGACCGAGGATTTCGTTACCTCGCTGATTTGAGGCAGCATCCGCTGAACCTCAGCCCGAACCGTAGGAACGACCCCAGTAGAGAAGTTAAGAGACTGGTTGACGACTATAGGCGCACCACCTCCCATCATGCTCCGCGTGTCGTTACCGTTCTTAAGCGTTCCCGCCACCTGCGGAATAAACAGCTCCGGCCCACGCTCACCGACCAAGTAAGATTTGCCTCGGCTCATAGCGCCACCACTAGCCCGAGGCGCATTGTATTGCATACCTTTGTCGCCAAATGACAGAGTTGGAAAGATGTTGCCCCCGAACACTTTATTGAGAATCTGGTTGACCACCGCCAATTGAAGGAATGTGGATATGATCTGAGACACAATATTTTTCGAGAAGTCCTTAAAGGATGAGAGAGCGTTTTCCCCCTCAAGAAGCGAATTGACGAAATCGTTAGTAAACGTCAGCGACATGGACTGGACCGCAGGTGCAAGGATGTCACCGATTGTCTCAGCGGCCTCTTCCGCCGGATCGGTCATGTCCTGCAAACCTTCCTTCATGCTGTTGAACATTTCGGATATCTCTTCCTTCGAGAGATCACCGAACACATGCTGTATCAAGGATTGGTCTTGAGAAGCCAGAACCTCTTGGAACCGCTCAATCTGCTCCTTAACTTCACGCACTGGATCAATAGATGCTTCCGCCACTGATCGAAGGTCTTCATAAACGCTCAGGCGCTCCCGTTCGGCTTCAGCTAATGCCCGCGCCTGTCTTTCCTGCTCGGCTGCATTTGCCGCGTCAATAGTCTCTTGCTGCTCCCTCTTGATACCATTCAAGTAAAACAGAACCCGCTCATATTCCTCAACGGGTATATGATTCTTGGCCAGCGCCAGTGCGTCGAACTGTTCTTGCAACTCCTCTGCCGCTGTGACTGAATCCTCTAACGCCTTCTTCACGATAGCCTGAGCCTCGACAAGAGCCGCTGCTTGTGACGCCCTCCTACGTTCCAGCTCCGTGAAGCCTTCTTCCATCATAGTCGGTGCGAGAACACCCATACCTCCCAGCGCCGCTGATCTTCCAGATGCCCTCTCTTGCGCGGCGACGTTCGCTTTCCTTGCGTCAATCAATGCGTATAGAGCATCTTCTGTTCTCTGAGCCGCTGCCATTTCGGCTTCGTAGCCAAACCCAAAGAATGAACCCGCGCCTTCACGCTGTCGCCGGACGTTCTCAAACGCGGCATTAATTGCGTCATCAACACTTCCCACGCCGAGCATGTCAACGCCGGTCTCCTCCTGCCGCAAAGCCATTCGAACATTTTGTGGCAGCTCTCTTTGGCCCCCTGCTCTCGCGGTCTCAACCCTTATAAGCTCTGCCGTTGCAGCGGTCGCAGCGGTAATATCATCCGCCATATCCTTGAAGAATTGACCAAGCCCCGTCTGGAATAAAGCATCCCCAAGATCTTTGAACGCGATCTCCATATTCGATAGCTTTGTGGACAAGTTGTCCATCTTCGCTTCCATAGCGCCGCCGAACTGCTCGTTCATTGCCTCGGTGAGCGTTCGCATGATGATTGCAGCGCCTTCGGCTGTTTTACCGAATGTAGCAATCTCGTCTCTTGATAGATCCAGACGGCGACTGAGCATACCGAAAACATCAATGCCACGGTCGGCGATCTGGTTAAGCTCCTCCAGACCAACACCACCAGACACCGATCTCTGCGTGACCCGAACCAGAGCCTCAAAAACGCCCAACTGGTCAGTGGTCGTTGACGCTGTGTCAGCGAACGTCTGCAACGTCGCAATATTAGGCTCCAGCCCTGCACCCTTCAGGGCGATGAACGCCTTCGTAACGGTCTCAATCTGAAATGGCGTTGTCTGAGCAAAATCAAGGATTTGGCCCATAGCCTTATCACCGGCCTCAACACTGCCGAAAACCTGATTAAGGCTATCCTGTAAATCCTCGAATTCTGCCCCCACAGAGGCGATACCCTTCAAGGCACCTATGGCAGCCATGCCCGCGCCAACCGCCGCCAGCGGCGCAATTAGGCCCCTTAGCTGCCCGCCCATGGCAACAATAGGCGAACGCCCGCCAGCCGGAAACGCTGAATTGACGCTCTGCTTCGTATTCTTCAGCTCTCGCCTGAGATCTCTTGTGTCAGCTTTGATCTGAACAATTAGTTCATCTACTTCTTTGGCCATTAGTCGGGATGTAACTCCATCAGTTCCTCAAGCTCGCTCCTCGACATTGCTGATGACTCACTTTTGCCACCATTGAACTCAGAGAAGCCTGATATCGCTCTATAAATTTCCACAGGCGCCATGTCCCAGAACTCGCTTGGCTGTATGCCTATCATTCCGACACAGACCGAATAAAACCTTTCCCATGGAATAGAGTCGTCGGCCCCTGCTACTTTTTTTCAGTGTCCTCCGAGTTTGGATCGCTAAGGGTTGCCACGAGAAGTTGCGCCACAGCCGCAGAACATGCCACGATGCCTGAAGAGGCAATCATTTTCTTGATGTCGTTGTGGGTTAAGTCCTGACCACCGCCGCGCAAAGCGTGGTACAGAACAACAGAAAGCTGACTTAGGCGAATGTCTGCATCAGCTATTTTCTGAGTCAAAGCCAGCACACCTGTGTCTAGCTCTGTCTCAATCTTAATGAGTGCGTCTACTGTCAATCGGCAAGGATGGGTTTCCCCTCCCAACTCAATCTGTATCTCGCCCTTCATCGGGTTGGTCATCTGACTCTCCTTCTAACGCCTCCGCGTCTGCGGGTGCTTCTGCTAAGTCTGTTGTAATGATTGCCAGTTCGCCGCGATCATCCTCCTGACAGTCCAGCACATTGGCTGAAACGTCATTCACTGTGATCGTCTTAGGTGAACCAATAGAGAGGCTTAACGCCACTTCGGCCCCACGCTGGAAGCCCTCAAACAGCTTCTTGCCGTGTTTTACTGATACCTGCTTCCAAGCCATGAGGCCCTCCTGTTATGCGAATGTTACCGCGCCGGACGATTCAAAAGTCACGTTGTACGTGGCCTCACCGTTGTATTCTCCGGCATACTCCAGACTGGCAACCATAAACGCGCCGGTATAGGTTCCCAGATCTGGTATCACGAACTGATAATTATTGAAGGCTGCCGCCCCGAACTCACCGCGAAGAGAAACTTCTGCCGCCGAGTCAGTGAAGACGCCAGAGCCAGAAATCGTTATTGACTTGATCCCTGCGCCGCCGAGCAATTCTCTAGCGTTCGCACTGTCCTTGTTGGTGATATCAACGGCCTCATCATTCTTCGTGATTGAAGACGAGCGCAATCCGCCGATAGTCGAAAAGACTTCAGGACTTGCGCCGTTTCCGTGCTTGATAAGAACGGCCTTACCCTTTTGTGCTGCCATATCCTTTACTCCTATGCCGCGCTAAATGTTACGGCACCGGATGACTCAAGCGTTATGCTATAGGTCACTTCGCCGTTAAACTCGCCAGCATATTCAAGGCTGGTGATCTGAAATGTTCCGCTATACGTGCCAAGGTCAGGAACGATGAAGCTATATGTCTTCAGTGTCCCAGTTCCCCAGTATCCACGAATAGTCGTCTCGCTGGTCGCATCTGTGAAAATGCCAGAGCCGGAAATCGTAACCGTCTGCGTGCCACCTTGCGGTAACAACGTGCGATTGCCGCTCGAATCTTTTGTCGTGACGTCAACAGGCTCATCAGACAGTGTGATAGAGGACGAACGTAGCCCGCCTATGGTTGTCTGACTGCCGCCCACGTCGGCCTTGATTAATACTAAATTGCCTTTTTGCGCGGCCATTGCTTGTGTCTCCTACGATGTGCCTAACATGACTGCACGGAACCTCATGACTCCGTGCCTCGTTATTCCATCTGGATCGCGAATCACGTCAGCGAATTCAGCTCTCAAGTTTATGAGATTATGTCCTGTGACGGTCAGATTACCATCATGAAGCAATTGATGCAATCTTTCCATGATCTGCTTGGCTTCCTTGCTGCCACGATACCTACTCCAGACATGGATGGTGACAGTCGTTTCGGTGCCGACAACATCCTTCGTTGAGTAGTCTATGCTCGTATCCTGCCCCAGTTGAACAAAGGGGTAATCCGCCGCTTGGAAGTCTGGAACGTCGTCATATACGCCAGCGCCCAGAGATGACGTCAAGGTGGAATCATTATTGAGCGTTGTGAAGATCGCCTGTTGAAGGGGCCAAATGCCTATGCTCATGAGATTATGCCCTCCTTCTTGAAGATCGCCTCTATCTTGTCTGCATTCTTTTCGAGCGCGGGCTGCATAAATGGCCTTGCGGCCATGCGAACGGTTCCGAATTCAAGGAATGCACTGTAAGGCGCTGATGAGCGAACAATTCCTATGATCTCGTCCCTAGAAACGTCCACCTCTGATGTTATGTTGCTTACAAGAAATCCTGTGTCGCTTGCTGGCGGCTCTCCTGCTGCACTCGCTCTGTGTTGCCGCTTTGGATCATACCGCGTCGAAGTCGCGCCAGTCTTTGCACCCTGCGCGATACTGGTCTGAGCCTCATTCTTCACTAGGTTCGCGGCGCGGAAACAAGCCTTTTTAGCGTTCTGCGTGGCAACAGGACCAAGGCGCTTTTCCATACGCTTGAAAAATGCTTCCTTGTTGATGATTTTCATACTGCTCATGTAGCGACGCCCTCCTCCGCCGTAACGATCAGGTACTTGTCTCGCTCGCCGGTATTGTTCACGTCACGCACATTGTACGTCTTGCCGTCATATTCGAGGATACTCTTCACGAAGATGAAGTTAGTCGAAGGCTTCCGACAGATGAACTCCCAGACGCTCCTTCCGTCGACCTTGCCCTCGAAGTAACCTTCTCTCCCGCTCTTTTGACGAATGGCGCAATATACGGTCTCCGTAGAAACGCTGCCGTCAACATAGCCACCGCCACCGTCAGACGTTCGAGTCACATTCTTGACCGTCACCAAGTGACGCATATCTCCGGTCGACGCACTCATTAGCCAATCGCCATAAGATTAGAACCGCCCAGACCGCTTAGGATCTTATAGGATTGATACATATTCGGTACAGCGGGTGGCATAGTCTGAGCCTGCTGGTAATCCTTCATATCCCCGCGTTGATCGTACAAATAGGCAATGTGCTGCATCATACCAATACGAAGAGGAGAAGGGACATCAGACGCCGAGTCACCATAACCAGCAACGTAGACGATCTCTATAGCATTAGCGACACGCAGAGCGGTCGGCCATGTCTCACCGGTACGGAGAACAATGCGAGCCGGTTCTCGTGTCAGGTCTGAGTAATACTTTGACGTGCTCAAGGTCGTCTCCGTGTCGTCGTCAGCGAACGTCTTAACGCTTGTCACTGATTGGACCGGAGAGTTCGGAAGGGATATGAAGCTCTTATAGAAATTGAGATCAGGTCCGATCCTTGTTCCCTCCCAGAGAGGATCGCCCCCATGATCCGCAGAATCAAGGGATAGCTTCAGCGTTTGGGTGATTAATGCCCGACCTATAAAGTTTTCGCAGAACACACGCGCCGTCTCAATGAACGTAGAGATCAACGTATCTTCCGCACTGCCGCTCACTCGCAGATATGCCTTGACGTCTGACAATGCCAGAGGCTCGGCTGCTGGTGGCGTCACTACCGTTAAACCTGCCATCTATGAATTCCTCTCGTATATGATCGTGAAGGCGCCCGACACATCCTGCGTACCAGAAGACGCGACAGCCGTCATTTTAATATCAGACTTCTCAGGGATAACAGTCGGCAGCGGCATTTCCATCCTGAAGGTAGCGGTCGAAAAAGATCCCTTCACCTTAGTCTGCCAGACTTTGCCGATTTCTTTAACCTCAAGTCGCCCAATGATATATTTATTGGTGGCCTCTGTCCCAGAATTGAAAACGGTCTCGTACAGATAGCCCGTGTAATCAGCCGGAACAGTCCAAGCCGCCAGAAGTGTTTGCCCCTCCCCCGATGGAAGTGCCATTATCTTGTTAGCCGGAATTCCTGACGTGATCGTTCCGTAACCTATGTGCAAATCGCCCACGTTTGTCCCTGACGAGCCTGCGCTCTCAACGGTGGCACGATATACCCGAATATAAGAAACGGCTGTAGAGACGCCATTCTGACCGTTTAACGATATGGTCTCGCTTGCCTCGTTGTAATTTTCGTCCAATCCGTACAGCTTCAAGGTTCTAGCCCCTGTGCCGTCCGACGCATCATTTGTGCTTGAAGAACTGACCGTCAAAGCCTGCGCCGAGGTCAGAAGATCGTAATTGTCGCCAACCTCACCTATCGTTGACTTGTCAGTGCCAACGGCGTCGCGGTAACCGAACTTATTAATCGCTTTGAGATTATAAAGCTCACCCTTGCGTATCTGATAACCATACAAGCTCTGCAAGGGCATATTCGTTCCTATCCAAACAACTGAGCGATACCTGCGCTGAAAATTAGCAGGTACAGTCCCCAAATCATATTCTCTAATCTGCTGAAGCGGCTTTCCCCAGAGACTAGCCGCTCCTCAATCCGCTTGTAACGCTCCGCGCAAACCCGCTCATGCGTATCAAGTCCGTGCGCCACACCTTCCACAGTCGTCTCATCCATTACTACTTGGCTTTGCTCGCTGGTGCCTTCTTGGCCCGCGTGGCCTTCTTAGGCGCGGGCTTCGGCTTAGGTGCGGGCTTAGGTGCGGGCTTAGGTGCCTCCTCAGCCTTCGGGGCCGGATCTTCAGAGACAATCATTTTCAGTTCTGTGGCCCAAAGGTTAGCAACGAAAACATCCATTAGAGAAATTTGCCAATCCTCAGTCGCCTCGACAACCTCTCCGGCTGTGTACAGCTTCACCTCGGAACCATCCTTATTGGCTGCTGCTGGCTTCGGGACGTCAATTCTAAATGTTTTCATGATAACTCCTCCAGAGAAAGATCAAGGGGCAACCCGAAGGCTGCCCCCATCATATTAGACAGCGCCGTGGCGTGGGTGGCCCTTAATGACCGCCGCTGCTACTGCTGTGCCTGTGCTGTGCGTACCCGTGAAGTCAGCGACAACACGAACGTAACGCTTGCCACCGACATAACCGATCTCAGAAATCTGAGGAGTCTCGCCGTCAGCGTCCAGCGTCAGGAAGATACCGCTTGAGTCAACGGTTCCGCCGACCACAAGATTATTCGAAGTGACGGCAGCGAATGTGCTGTTGTCGTCCGAATCTTCCAGTTTGAAGTCAATCTTAACGCTTGAAGAAAGTGTTACGCCTTCCGCGCCAGTGTCGACAACAATCGTTGCTGACTCAAAGCCCTGAAGATCAACACCATCACCATTTGCATCAGCCGTGCGAACCGCTGGTGCCAAAGATTGAACAGGTGCAATATTGTTTGCTAGGTCTCTCATCGTGATACTACTCCTTAGCTAGCGATTTTCTGTTTTACAATCGCTTCGGGCAGGATCACCTGACCACCTACGCGACGGCGAGCGATGTAACGCACGTTGCCGGTAGTAGCCTGAGTGAACGGATCACGAAGGACTGCGAGCGCGACACGATCAACGATCATGTAACCACGGCTAAAGTCACCGAACGCAACAGGGTAAGCGCCAGCGCCCACGTCTGCCATGTCTGGTGCCTCAACATAGGCATATCCGAGGATAGTGTTCGGAACACCATTCTCTAGGCTCATCCCAGCTTGGAAGACGTACTGACCGGCAGTGTCTTTCAGCTTACGGATTGCTGCAAGTGTTGTGCGGTTAAAGACGAAGCGACCATTACGGCCATACTGCGACTTGACACTATGAACCAGCGTCAGGAGACCATCAGCTGTCAAAGCAGATGCCGCACCAGAATTGACTTCGGATACGTCACTGTTTGTCATGAAGCCTTCAGGCTTGCCAACAGAGTTACCTGTGCAAAATGCTGCGCCTTCCGCTTTCGCGAACTGTTCAGCGAACTCTGACTGCATTTCCGCTTCGAGATCGAAGACAGAATCCTCTAGGTCTTGTTCAGAAATGTCGACCAGAGCGTAATGCTCATGCGTCGGGATTTCTTCCATACCCACAGCGTAGCCAGTTGTTTCTGCACGAGTGCCGGATTCAGCAACCCATGCCGCCGCAAACTGACCAGTACGCTTCGGCATTTGAACCGAACGCTGACCTGTTGTGCGAACACGAGCGATAGAGCGGATTGGTGAAATCTCGGTAACCGACTTGATGATTTCACGAACATACTCAGGGGGTGCCAAGTAGCCACCAGTCGAATCGTTAGAAACGGTCAGTGCCTTTTTCTCGGCTGGATCAAGAGCCTCAAGGCCCTTACGAAGGAACGAATCCCAAGCCATCAGGCTTTCGTCGATCTTCTTGGACTCAACACCAGTTTGAGGACGGCGAAGCATTGTTTCAATGCGGTCCATCTGCTCTTTCTGGTTTTCCTGCTGCTGTTTTTGCAGGGTGAGCGATTGGTTCACGTTTTCCAGCGAATCCATCTTGGCTTCAATTGCCGCGATTTTGTCATCCAGAATCGGATCACTTACGCCCTTTTCAATGTTCTCTAGTTTCTGGTCATAGCTTTTTTTGAACTCGTCAAAAGCATTGCCCATCTCAGAGATTGCTGTCTTGATGTCATCCATCGTTATAGCTCCTCAATTTTTAAGGGATTTGGTTAGTGATAAAATGGCGCTTGCCACTGAGTCATCCACGCCAGCGTCACGCTGTGAAAACGTCTCATGAACGGCTTTCGCCGCCCTCTTCGCTTCTGAACGGGACAGATGAAAAACATCACGCAGTCCATTTTCCCATTCTCTGATGGTCATTTCTGCGCCCTTAACCGACCGAACCTTAGCTTTAGGATTCATCGGGAAAGTAACTAACGAAATCTCCATTAGATCCACTTCCTTGATCATACGGCGCTTACGTCGCGCATCGTAAGACTGCCCTTTGGGGGCAACACGGAAACCAATTGACAGGCCGTCTAGTGCGCCCATCTTCATTAACTCATACGCCTCAGCGCCTAATTGAGTCTTCAGCGCCAGCTTGCCTCGGACCTTTAGACCGCGCTCGTCTTCTTCGATTGACTCAAATACGCCGATAGGCATGTCTGTCTTATGCTGATATAGCAATTTGACCGCTTTCGGTCCTGTCTTGGCTAGGCTCTTTTTGAAGGCGCCATTAAGGATAACGTCATTGCCAAGGTCAGTGTTGTTGAAGACTGATCCATAACCCTCGAAGGTTCCAGCCTCTTCGTCGTCCATATCCAGAGCCTTAAGCTCAAGAGTGCAATCAACCGACTCCTCTGACTTGCTGTCCTCGTCCGACTCTTCGTTGCCTGCCTCTTCAACAACTTCTTCATCTGGCTCCGACTTTCCGAATTCAACAATGAAGGAATCCTCGGTCTCGGTAACAGCCCTGATGTGCTTGGCTTCTTCCGCGTCTGCCGCCTTGTTCAAGCCTGACAGGCTTTCGGATAGCCGATCCTCGGCGTTCTTGTAATTCTTCATGTATCTGCCCGTTTGCCTTCGACTGATCTGATCGTTCGTCTCATCTGAGCGGGATCTCGGAAGCGACATCTGCACTTCCTGCTAGTCCCTGTTTACATCATATCTTCGTTTGATGCAATCACAAGGCAAAAAGCCCACGTCTGGCACAACATGGGCGTAATTGGTTGCTTGGTGACTTTATGGGCCTATAGTCCGAACTTCTTAAGCCCGTCCCTCACAGGACACCAAGGCTCCTTGTGGACTGTAACAATAGGCTTCGCCTCCGTCTTGAGGACTTTATGCCGAGCGGTGAAACCCATCCTGCCCCGCTTTCCAGCTATCGCATTTCTCGACACTCCCAGCTTCGCGCCGATCTCCCTGTTCGACTTTCCTGCTATAATCATATCAAGGATTAGCTGCTCGTCCTCGGCTGTATACTTCTTGCCGATGCTCAAAACGGTGGCTCCTTAGCTGTCGGATTCTTGAAATATTCGGTAGCCCGTGCGCGTATTGCCGAGACGTCGACGCGACCATGAGTATCCCACGTTATTTGATCCGCTCTTCGAACAAGCTCCAGCCCTCGCTCATAATTGGTTCGCCAATTTGCCGGATCTCTGATGTCCTTCATGAACTCGTCAACCAGCGTTCGAGGCCCGAAGGTGCGGGGCAGCATAAGCCGCCCCTTTCTCCTGAAGTGTCTAGCCAATGCTCGTATCATCCTGATTTTCCTCGTGCAAGTTTAACAAGACGGTGAAAAACTGCTGAATAGATAAATCAAACGGGTATTTACCGCTCTCAATTTCATACGCAGCGTGAAACCTCTCATGTATGTCGCGGTTAAGACTTACTGCTCTTTGACCAGTAGCTCCAGTCCCTTGACCGGCTGGCCGTCCTCTACGTTTCTTCTCTGTCAATTTTACTCTCCTGTAAAATGGCCGCACAATTGCAACCGTTTGTTAAGGTAAACCAATTAGTTAACGGTGTCAACAATTTATTTTCGGCGCCTCCGCAGAAGTAATTAAAAAAAGGGGTTGTAATTGAAAACTACCTGTGCTAACATGTATATGTCAGCTGGGAAACTGACAGTTGTTTGACAATCAGAAGAGGAGAAGCAAATGCGCTTTGAATACTCAGACGGTGGCCGTCAGGCCGCAGGACGAAAAGGACGCACGGCAGATTGTGTTTGCCGCGCAATTTGTAACGCAACGGGGCGCCCGTATATGGAAGTATACAACGCCTTGGCGCAAGGCAACGCAACGCAGCGCAAGGGCAAGCATGACAAGGGCGAGCGCAGACGAACCGCGTCACGCGGGATTGATGTCAAGCGCAAGTGGTTCAAGGACTACATGCACAGCTTGGGCTTTAGTTGGACGCCGACAATGAAAATTGGCCAAGGCTGCAAGGTCCACCTGCGAGAGGGCGAATTGCCAAAGGGTTCATTGGTCGTGAACGTCTCACGTCACTTCACTTGCGTGCGGGACGGCGTGTTGCTTGACACTTACGACTGTAGCCGCGACGGCACACGCTGCGTTTATGGCTACTGGTCACTATAACTACTAACAGGGGCGGCTTCGGTCGCCCCATACAGGAGAGAGAGAAAATGAGACTTTACAATTTCGTTGACGTTCGGAATGCGCGTGGCGCATGGTTCACCAGTGAAGCAAAGGCGAGGCAGGAAGCAAAATCTGCCGAATCTGACTGGTGGATTATATATGCCGTCGACTTCGCGGAACTCAGCAAACAACAGCTCTTGCTGAACGTCCTAAACGAAGAAAGAGACGTCGAAACTAGAGTTATAATCGCTCAGAGCGAAGACTTCCTAGTCGCCTCCGCGACAATGGGCGGTATTCGCAGGAACCACAATTAAAACAGGGCGAACCGGCCCGACATAACAGGAGAGAAAGATGACATATTACTCAGTGCGTACAGAACGCAAAAAGGATATCAGAATATACCACAGACTGACCAAGGATGAAGTCAAGCAGGTCATCCATAGATACGGCTTCGACGTCCATATGGTCGTTAACTGGCCCTGTCTTACAGAACTTGACGAGACAGCCTATAGGGAAATCTTCTTGGACTCCTAGTCACCGATGGTCATAAAGTGTAAAATGCCAAGATGTATGTTATACGGCTAGATGATGTCGGCTTCGCCATAATCAGGGGGCATGGCTCCTTGAAAGAGGCGAGGCTTGACTTCATGAGTGCCGCTCAACACATAATCGAACCGGAAGTCTTCCCAATGTGGAAACGGGTTGTCATCTGCGAGAGTTACCGTCGGGACTTTCGAGGCGACGTTCACCCGATAGGCATACACAGCCAGCTTCATTGCTACGTCAATGATTGAGGGAATAAGATGGAAGACTTCGCGCAGACATGGTGGCCTCAGCTAGTCGCCTTCGTATCCCTGATTTTCTGGACAGCGCAACGTCACGCCGCGCAGGATGAAAAGACGGCGCAGCTAGAAAAGAAAGTCGAGAATCTGTTCGTCCTTTGGAACAAGCACATGGACTGGCTTCTCAATAACAAGAAAGATTAAACCCGCTGGATAAACGGAACGCCAGCCTCAAAAGACCTTCGAGCGACCGCATCCTCTTCGGTCTCGTTTGGGTACTCGTCAAATAACGTCTGGTATTGCGCCGCGTCATCATCTGTCCACTCTTCCAAGGACAGAAGCGCCGAAATGTCGGCCCATATTTCTTTACGATATCTCGGCATTGCTAATCCTCCTTAGTTAAGCCCTATCAATCAGGTCTGCCGCCTCATCGAATGTCTGCTTTGTCAGCGCGTCCTCTATCGTCTCGTCAGGGTACTCATCAAACAGTATTTCGTAGTCGGCTTCGTCCATCTCCGTCCACTCGTCGAGGGATAGCAGCTTTTTGATATCTGCCCAGATGTCCGACCTACTTCTAGCCATCATTCGTCCAGTGGTCAGAGGGGTAGGGGATACCCCCGACTTTTCGGGCGATCTTTTCATAATCGTCCCTATAACGCTTCGGCATTTCGCCCACAGTGAAGAATTCCTCAAGGCTCTGCATAAGCCCTCTAGCATAAGCAAAATCTTTCCCATCTCTGAACTCTCCCATATTTTCCGCGAACCAGCGGGACGAATACGGGTCAAAAGCCAACCTCTTCTTCATGATCTCTCCATCCTACTCCTCAAACACCATAGCCGTTCTGTTCAACAGCACAAGGTAATCAGCGTCAGTTGACCGGTTGAACTCCTTAATAATCGCGTCATAACCTCTGAACGCCGCGTAATGCCCCTCGTCCGTCAAAATCTTGTAGAGAGCCGTATACTTCGGAGATCCACGCTTCCAGCTCTCATCCCCGACTAGCGGTCGGGTAGCCCTTCTTGCCCTTTTCTCCAGTTCGTCAAAATCAATCTCCATCTGACGGGTAATCTTGTCGTATGTGATAGTCTTAGCGTCAGGCGCTAACTTGAAGGGTGTAACTCCACTTAGATCGCTACCAGCGTAAGCCCTTGCAGTCAGCTTCGCGTCCTTAACCTGTTCAGTGGTGCCACGCGCCATCGCTGCATATGTCCCATTTCCATATATCCCTCTTCCGAGGAAGAACTTTCCAGTCTTCAGAGCGTCTATTCGTTCCTTTGCGCTCACCGTTGCGCTGCCTTCAACACCCCGCCACATCTCGTCGCTTCCCAGTGCGTCGTATTCCTTCTTCGAGACGATTTTAGGCTTTCCAGCATAGCCCTGCCGAGCCGTGATATACTTTAATGGGTCAGCGGCAATATCTAATAGCTCGCCTGCCTCCAGATCATTGAGCGCGTACATTGGGTCTATATCTGTTCCATACACCCTCTCGAACTCATTCTCTTTCGGCAGCTCGTCCTCAGTGTCGACATAAAGGATCACGCAGCGACAGTTGACGACATTAGATGGACCTCCTGCCGTGTCACCGACATAGCTCATCTCTGTGCCGTTCGGCATTTTGAACGTCTCGTCCATCTCCACAGTAACGCCGTTCATAGCCGCATGAGCGCCCCTTGTCCGAGCGTCTGACGTTGCTACCCACTGCTTCTTCATCAGCACGCCATAGGACGAAGCGACCTGCCGGTGGTAATTGTCGTGCGCTGCTCCCGTTGCCGAATGCGTTTCTGTTCGTGCAATCGTTGTCGCACGAGAGCGATTTATTCGACTGTACTTTGCGCTGATCTCCCGCGAAATCTGAGGTAGCGTTAAGCCCTCCTCCCGCAAGGAATTGATATCCCCAACAATAGATCGCCCCATCCGCTGGCTTATGTTCGTTATGTAGCTCTGCCGCCCTTGCAGGTACGAACTGATGTATGAGTCATACTCCGCATTGTTGCCAAACCCAAAACCAAAGGATACCTCGCCCTTTGTGTTCAAATCCTTGTAACGGTCGTTGTTGTAATCATAAACGGTCCTGAACGTCCTCCGAATACGATCATTGAGAACCCCTGCCATCTCCTCAGCGAGAGGAACTGCTGTGACGTCAAGATCAGGGATAAGCTCCGCCTTCAGAGCGTCCGTGACAGCCTTAAGCCGCCGGTTGAACATTCGGACAAGGCTTTTCTCCAAACCTCGCTCTAGCCCAGCCCTAAGCCGCGCCTGCTCCTTAGCGTAACGTCGCGCCGAGACCTTGCCCTGACGAAACGTAAAGAACCGCTTGAGCGACCGCATCCCTACTTCCTTGTCGAAAGCGGGTGATCCTTAGGCAATAGGTCGGTATCATGCTTGCCGCCCTGAAACCTTCCAGTCCTGAGCGCGAACAACAGGCTGTTCACCCGTGCATACGCCCACTGGTCCGGCCCTGTTACATTCGGCCTGACGCTTTGAGGATTAGTCCTATAAGCGCCCACGCCTCGCCGGAATGAGGCTATCAGCATTCTCAGCGTCGCCCGCTTGCTTCGGTCGTCACCCACCTTGTCGTTGTGATCAGATACTTTGCCTCGCAGCGTTTCCTTGATGCGCTCAGAAACCTCACCGCTCTCCTCGGCCTTTGTGTGAACGTCAAGCAATAGAGCCTCAATGTCGTGCGTGTCGTCCCCGTCTGGCTCGCCGAGATCGCCTTTGCGCTCCTCCAGCTTCTTGGTCATCTCAAGGATAACGTCCTTCATACCCTGCTCACCGAGCCGAGGATTAATAGCGCCCCACTTAATCAGTGCAACAATGCCCCCGATATTGGACAGGTTAGGCGACAGGTCGCCACTTACAAACTGGTTGCCGTCAACGACCGTATGACGAGCGCACCACGCCTCTCTTTCCTTGATCCATGCCAAGACAGCCGGTGATTCCGAGCCGTCCCGCGCATTACCCCAAAGCCGGTATGCGTCATTGCCTCTTATATTGCCTCCAGCCTTCCATATCTTCCGACCATTGGCGCTACGATCACCTGCCATGACCTCCGCGAAATTGTAATCAAACTGCGGATAGTTCGAATTGCGAAGACTGATCTTTTTGTTGTCTCCGCGACGCGGGAAGTTCGTGATCTCCTCCGCCTTCTCGTCATCATACAACTTGAGATCGTCGTCGCTGACCATCTCCTCGTCCTCATCTGGCCCGCTGTCTGGCTCGTCCTGAGCCGTGGAACCCAAGGGAAACAGGTTAGCTGCCACCAGAAGCTCATCAGCACCGTCGACAGGACTGAGACCGATCATTTCACGCGCCTCGTTACGTGTCATGATCCCTGCACCTACGGCACCCAGCACGTTCTGATAGATCATTCTGCGACGCTCTGACAGAGCCGGTATCCGGTCGACGTCATATTCGAACGTCAAATCCTCGTTGAACATCGGAACCAGCCATTCGTTAATGTCCGATTCCACCTTTCGCAGGTAAGGAATGATCGTCTCCTCGTAGAGGGCGAGCCTTGCCTCTGCGACGTTTGAATACGTCTGGCTGTCAGGAACGCCCACCAGCTGACTAGGCACCCCAAAACACATCGCGATGTCAGTTGCGGCCATGTGCTTCAGGTTAATGAAGTCCATGTCCTTCGGAGACAGGCCCATCTCCTTCCAGTCAAAATCGCCCTCCAACAACATTGGACGACCAGCGTTCTTGCTCCCAGTGAACCTTTGGTTCAAGTCACTCATTAGCTGTTGACGCTGACCGTCTGACAACTGGACCGCGTATCCGGCGTCGTCTTTCGGTCGGAAGACAACAGCTCCCGAAGGTCTCGCTCCGTTTTCCAGAAGATTGATGTTGTGCTTGGTGGCGCTGTTATGCTGGTCGACCTCCATAGCCGCCGCCGTCAAGGGCGAACAACCGTAGAAGTCGTCCATAGGATGCCATAGCTTGACCTGCTTTACGTCACTGAAGCCTGTTTCCTGATCAACCTCATACGTCGCCCGCACTCGCCCAGCCACACGGTACTCATAGGATGCAGGAAAAACACCTGAACCGCCCCTGATCTCAACCCTGTCAGGTCTGAGCAAATGCAGCTCTCTAGGTATATTCATGCCGTTTGAAACGCGCATCATGTATGAGTTACCGCCCAGCATAAGGAAGCCGAACAGCGCGTTGAAGAATTCACTATAGGACTGCTGCGGATTCGGACGATTTAGAAGAGAGATCAGAGGATGACTTTCGAGAACGTCGCCCGTCCCTGTCTTGATACGAAACGGTACAGATGAAGCGCCCTTTGAAATCTCGTTGACGCATCTATAGACGATTGCGTTCTTGAGATACCCTTCAACCGCCAGATCGCCATATGACATTTTTCTGTCGTTTGCGGCTCCAACGCCGAAATAGCCCACCATGGAACCAGTATTCTTGATTTCTACAGTCTGGCTTCGCTGCTGCCCGAAAAGTCTGTCCAGTATTCCCATCTAGTTAATCCTCCAAGCGACTTCGCCGCGTGACTTGTTCAATTCAGAAAGCCCCCAAACCAGCGCATCTAGGCGGTCAGGAGATGGTTTCGGGCGAACACCTGTATAGGTGCACATCTGGCTTTCCAAATCAGAGAACACCCCAACATGATGCACTCTGCCCTGCTCATATAGAGCCGCGATTGGCTCTGCCCTCACTAGCTTCCCTCTAGTCGCATGGACCGAAGTATATCTCACTTCAGGGTCAATCGTCCGAATAAGGCGCTCCACAAGATCGCCACCGTTATTAACCTCAGCAACCACTCTATCCGCTTCCCACTTGTGAAACAAGTCCGAGGCCATTCGGCCCCATTGCTCCGGCGAGTATTTGCCTGATGCGTCTTCTAGCACATAAAAGGCTCCCTCACCATCCTTACCCACCACCACTATACCTGTCTCGTCCGATCCTTCTCCGCTAGTTACTGCCGGATCAATCGCCACCAGCACGTTTTGCAGGTCTGGAAAATCCTTGCATCGCGCACGGTCAATCATGGACGAATTCCATAAGGCGCCGTCCATGTTATTGATGACCTCAGCGTAAAGCTCCTGACGTCCGAGCGTCGTTCCTTCGTACTTGTCTTTCAACATCTGAAGGGTTGACGCGGCTAGATTGGCCTCGTTCTCAAACGTGGTTCCGGTCGTCACCAGCGTATCATTTCGCCCCATTAGCTGCTGTATCAGAGGCGTCGGTCTAGGTGTTGTCGTAATGACGCACTGAGGCTTGTCACCGAGCCGCAAGGCGAACATAAGCTGGTCGAAGGCGTCAGGGTAGCGCCAAGCTGCAAGCTCGTCACACCACGCCCGATGAAACTGAGGACCACGAAGCCTGTCAGGTTCCGTCGCACTGAAGCCCATGATTTTTGAGCCGTTATACAGTCTGATTTCACTGGCTGAGGAATTGAAGCCCTGCCCTCGTCCTTCCAGCAAGCACTCCGGTGGCATCGTCTTGAGGATTCCAGAAACCCCTTGGAAGGCGACACGCCGCAAGTCACCGAACGTCGGCGTCACCACCGCGACCTGAACTTCTGGATTTCTCAATGCGTACAGCATGGCGTCTGTCGCGCCGGTTCGTGTCTTTCCCCAGCCACGGCCCGCAAGGATTAACCAGATATGCCAGTCACCCGTAGGGGTAAGCTGATTCTTTCGAGCCGTTGCCAGCCAGTCAGTGTACAGAGTCGCCGAACTCTTGTGACCGGCTTGCTGCAAGCTCGTCCAGTTGGTCCATAATTTCGTTGAAGGCGTCGGGGTTGCTGACATTCGCGCTCACTTTCGAAATCTCTTGTGCTTGGCCCAGCGCCAGCTTGCCAATCTTCTGTGCGTTAGCTGTCGCGGTTGATAGCTGGCTCAGGACACTTGAGTCCATGCCCTCATAGCTCGGATCGCTACGCTCTCGCTCCATTGCTTTTTGAATCTTCCGGCCAACAACGCCAAGCATCGCCTGTGCAATCTGAATACTCGTATCGTCCAGCCTTTTGCCGTCTTCGACCATGCGCTCCAGACGCTCTTGATCTATGCGGTCCTGTAGCTCGGTCTGGTACTTGTTCTTTTGGCCCTGCCAGTCCTCAGAGCTACTGTGACGGTACAACGTGGCCCTTGAAACGTCATGCTTTCGCGCCAGTGCGTCAACGCTCATAAAGACACGTTTTCCGTCGGCGTCTATGAACCCGTGAACGAACTCGTCCCGTATGGTCTGCTTCAGGTTATCTGTTAGCTTTTCACTCATGACCGTTATCACTTACTCTCATCAGGTTTAGACTCAAGCTCCTTCTTCAATCTAATCTGATGCTTCGAAACCCAAGATTTACTGTATTCTACATCATCGAACAATTTAGAAAAGCCCGTTATGTGCTTGAGACGTAAAAGCTCATCCGGCTCCATTCCTAAATGATTGCATATCTCAGCATCACCCCAGCCGTTCTCCAGCATGTTAAACACCATATTAGACATCCCTGAGACGCTGTGCGCTCCCCGCGCCCTGTTGTGTCTGACAGTTGCCGCCATTCGCTCGTTTATGTCTTTTTGGATGACCACAATAGGAACACAGCCCTCTGTGCTGTCTCTGATGTCTTTGTTATTGAGACAGGTGAAATACCTATGGAACCCGTCGACGATTACATATTTGTCATTTGCCTCGTCATAGATCGTGACGATTGGCTGAGTGTAGCCGTCATGCTTGATTGACGTGTAGAGGAGTTTCATCTCTTTGCTTGCAACAGAGTTTGGGTTGTAGTCGTTCGGCTCAACCTTTTCAATTGGAACCCACTTCGTGTGACTGATTGGATGATCCTTTTGGGTCATGTCGCGCCCCTCTGCTCCTTCTTGATATACCTTAGGTCTCGCTCTGGTCGCCCCCAGTTAATAGGCTTTCCCCGTTTGAACTTCAGGAAGTTAAGGGTCTCAGGTCTCGCAAGGAAGTTATTTAGCTTCGTGAAATGGTAATCATTTGCCAAGATACAGAGCACCTCTGATTTATACCTCTCATCAGAGAGAGCCATATCCTCGAACTTCTCGTCCATCCATTTGAACTTCTTTTTGAACAGCGCACGCCGCTCATCCGTCTGGATAAGCTTATCCACTAGATAGTCGCGGTACTCCGGCCAATCGCTGAACATGTACGGAAGTGACTTCACCGAGAACATGTCCTTCTTGAGCATGTGCCTTGTCTGATTGATACCCTTTAGGCGCTTGGTGAGCCGATCCCATGTGTCGCCCTCCATCTCCTGAAGGTAAAATAGCTGGTCAATCGCTGTTTCATGGTGAAGGTTAGATACCCGCATCTTCATCGGCTGAATACCATAGCGATAGAACTCGTCGTATATTTTGCAGTATCTCCATCCGTTTTCGTGGATCGCCTTCC